CAATCCACTGTACTGCACCGGCTCCGGTTGAAGATAAAACTTGTCCTACTGCACCCGTTGATGTAGTTGAGTCTAATATTTCTTGTTTGAAGTAAGCACTTTCTTCAAATACTGCCGGCCCCCAGTTTTTTATTGAAATAGTTGGATCAGATTGATTTAAATGCAATACTGTTGCGCTATCAATGCTTAAATCAGAAGAAGAAGAAAGTAATATCCCTCCTCCAGGCGCGTTCATTGCTATACTAGTACCATCATCAGTTATTTGAGAATCTCCTAATGATGTTGTACCAGTCCATTTAGTTACAGTATTTGTTGTTCCTGAACCATATCCACTACCATTATTTATTAACACTCCAGTTTGGAAATGATTATCTACAGTTGTGGTTATACCATCAGTACCCATATATGTTTTTTGAGTTAAACCATATTGAACCCCGTTTATATAAACAGCTATTTTACGGTTTCCATCAATAGATATTTTTAATCTATATGTTTGAGTAAGAACTGTTGGTGATATTCCTAAATCAGTTACATACTGAGCGTCACCAATACTATAAGCAAAGTGTAAGTTTCCATTAGCATATATCTCTCCTAAATCATCATTACTAGCTAAAAAGAAATAAGCTTGGTTAGCATCAGTAGCAATTACTGATGTATTAGTTAGTTTTAATCCAGCCCAAAAAGCTGCGTCAGACTTCATGTTTGTTCCAAACGTAACACAACACTCCCACGTAACTTGATTTTCTGTTCCCCATAAAATACCAGACCAAGCAGAATCAGCTTGAGAATCTCTTTTAGCATCTAAATGTGGAGCAACTATAATCTGGTCGTTATCTGTACCCGCTGTAGTTAATTTAATACCCGCATAAGCACCACCCCAATCACAATTATTACTAGCAGCATTAGTACCAACTAATTCAAAATGTTTATTTGTAGGAACGTAAGAAGCTTCTGTGTCTGTATCATCTATAAGGGCGTTAAGACCAGGTCTTTTATAAAAATATTCTTCTAAATAATATCTATTAGCTGTTTCTAGATTTCCCTCAACAATTAAATCTGTAGTTACTGTTGTAACGTCATTAGTAGTGTCTACAATTATTTTATTTCCTGTTGAACTAGCAACCACAAAAGCAGTGGTGCTAGAAGATAAACCAAATTTAGCTGTAGCATCATTATTACCTACATGCAAAGTGTGAGTAGGTGTGGTTTGATTTATACCAAAATAAGTAGCTTTAGCGTAAATTCTATTACTACTGTCTATAATAGACATATAAGAATTGTTTCCACCAGAAGCAGAATCTATGTCACCTATAGCTACGTTATATTGAGATGTGGAATTACCGATTTGTAATAAATCGTATCCTGATGAGTTTTCTATAAGAGCAGCAGCATTTACATTACCAACCACATGTAATGTGGCTCCAGGTTTTTCTTGATTAGATATGTTAGCAGATATACTACCTTTTACATCTATATTTGAGGTTCCTACGTATAAAGAACTTGCTGTACCTGTTCCATCCTCAATGTTTGTTGGGTTTCCTGTAAACCCTGTAGCGTTAGATGTTTTTAATAACATCTTGTATGTACTAGCAACCGTAGCTCCTGTTAGTGTACTCATATTATTTTATTTTAAAATTCAAAGGTAAACTCAAAAGTTAATCCTGTTAAAGTATATGTTTTTGTTGCCGTAGCTATACCCATAACATATATTGAAGAAGGTAGGCTTTCACATTCTTCTGCGTTAGTTGTTAAATTACCTGGATTTACAAAAAAGTTTAAACCTCTAACTATATGTAATCGGTTATTAGTATAATCAAAGGTTTCATAAAAAACACCATCTTGACTACTTACAGCAGTTCCAGCTGGACCACCAGACACATCCACAAGTATCGTTCCCAAAGGATTAGCCGATTCCACGGAAGAATCAGTATCGTTTCCTCCTGTGCTAGTAAATTTTACAGCAGCAGACCCCGTAGCCTCACTTTTTGCTTTGTTTGAAAAAAACAATAATTCAATATCTGCGTCAACATCATTAGTATTGTAAACCTTAATTTGTCTTAACATTGATGTTCCATTTTTAGGACAAGCGTTAGGTATTTCTACTGGACTAAAAATTATGTCCCCATCGTCTACA